CGGTAGCCGTAGTAGGTGTTGTACTAGTTGTTGTGGTAGTTGGTGTAGTACTGATCGGATTTCCTGCTGCATCTGTAGTCGTACCGGTTTTAGACATCGGGTCAGTGCCGACACCAAGTCTTGGTTGTTGTTTTAGTTTTTGAATAAATGATGTTGTCATATATCTTTGCCTATTATAAAGTTGCCTTTTTAACTGTTAATTTCACAGTAACCGAGCCACCCGTTTCATTACCTATTATAGTAATTGTAGCAGTTTTATCTGCATCTGTAAATTGTTTTGCAACTATTGAAAATTCTAAACCGGTTACAGTTACTGTTTGTGCATCTTCATTATCGCCGATAAAACTAACCGCCGCTGCACTAGATGCTAACGGTGCAGGTTTCGCAACAGATATAGTTGCAATAGTTGAATCTGATAATATAGCAGTATATCCGTAATTAGTATTACCGCCACTCGTAGTACTAGGTACAATTTTAGTAGCAGTATCATTCCATTTTGCAGTTATCGATGTTGCAGATACACTAATTACTGGTATTTTTTTAGAACCTTTTGGTAATGTAATTAATTTATATTTCAATGCTTGCGTTTCGTCTGGAATTGCTTCTAACATTGGCATATTGTCAATGATAGTTCCATAATATGCAGATCCTAATGGATGATCTGTATTCCATAATGAATAGTCGACTTCATCATCTCCTAGTGCAAATTGTGTAATTTTAAATTGATCCGTACCTTTTGCTAGTAACTCTCGTCCTTTCAATGTTAATATCGCATCAATCGTTATGCTACTATTATCTAAATATCCCATGTTTTAACCTTATTTTTAAATAAATATAAACAACGTTACTTTTTACCTATATTTCCTTTGCCGCCTTGTGGTTGATAAAATATTTGCGTTCCGTTAATATTTCTCCATTCTACAACCGGCCCGCCATCTATAGTTTGCTTAGATTTTACATTAAATGCTGGCGATGAAATGCGCGTTCCTGAAAATTTACTTCTATATAATCCTGTTGGTTGTAAACCGCGTGCCACTGAACCTGTAATTACGGGTGCTAATACTTCATTCATCCAATATGGAGTAGTTGTTGTAGTCCACGTACTACCTGAACGAATTAAACTAGTTTGCGAATATGTAAATGCTGAATGTTTAGATCCGGTTATATAACCCTGCAATTGGTCATCATCATATCCGGTTAATGTTGATATCTTTGTTATTTCAGCATCGTAAACTGTATAATCACTCGATGCAGTTGGACTCATATTAATTACAACCGTATTCATGTTATATGAATCAACTTCACGTGATATTTCAGGTAATATCGTATCTTTGCTACGTTCTAAAATATTTGGCTGAATTAATAATCCAGTTAATTTGTTAGCACGTGCCGGTAATAATTGTTCTAATTGTTTAAAAAATGACATATCAAACAACGTAAACATGTTTAAATATGCATTAATGTCATTGCGAGTTGAATATTTTTTCCAATACGTTTGTGCAAATTGTTGCAATTCTGGATAAGATTTTTTATTAATTGATCCAGGATCTCCAATATATTCATCTAACGAAACAAACCCTAATTGTGCAAAGATATCTTCATTAATCATAGTTTGTGGAGAAAAATAAACACCTAGTCTATTACTATCGACGGGTGCTTTATCAAATTGACTACGTTCAGCGCGCGATATAACATCTAACGGGCCAATTAATTCATTATCTTCAATACGTATTTTATTATCATCATGAGTTCCAGACCCTAATGATACTGAATCGTAATAGTATGTTTCTTCTATAGAATCATATGGATATGTATTTGTCCATCCTATAAATGATGCTGATATTTTCGATGATACGGGTTGTATACCCGTTAAACTTGAAGTTGTAACGTGATTAATATTTTCAGTTAATGGCAATCGAAATACTAATTCATTATACGAATCATAATTTCCATCATACGCAGCAGGTGCTTTAACGTGATTATTAAACGCCGAATCTTGCAAACTAGAAGTCCATAAACGAAGTTCTTGAAGTTGTCCTTGTATTCTTGAATATCCAACCGAACTACTTGCTAATGTAAGTGTTCCCGTACTAGCAAATGATGCGGTTGCCGATGATGATACTGCGGCTACAATTTTACCATATTTAGAGCGTTTTGCTACAAAATCTAAATTAGCGCCATTAGTTCGTAATATGGTAGATATCCAACCACCGTCAAATAATTCCATGTTAGCAGATGCAGTTCCATTAATTCGAAACTTACCTAATGTGCCACTTGTAAAATCTATATCTACTTTGTTAGTACCGATAGTATATAAATTCATTTTGCTAGACATTGTTGGATTTGTAACAACATTATCTAAACGAAAACGAAGTTCTACAGACTGTATCGGCTGCGTATAATTTATAGTTACAGAACCCGATGGATTTTTTAAAGTATCTAATGCGTAATCGAAATTTAATTTCTGATATACAGGAGCTCTATCTAAACGAGGGCCTCCATATTCATTGATACTTATAAATGATTGCGGAATGCCATAACAAGAAAGCAATGCTTGTATACTTCGTTTAGTACCTTTACTTTTAAGAAGTAATGGCAAATTATTTACGATGCGACGCCATACTGTGTAAGTTTGATCCTTACCTGGTAATGAAGAACCTTTAACTGAATTAGAGCCAGTTAACGGAATACCATTTTCATCGGTACCTAACAAATATTTCCATAAATCATGAGACTGTTTTCCATCTGTTAAATTCCAACCATATTGTTTTGCTACAGAATATAACAATTCATTTGGCATACCTAATTTTGGATTTTCTTCACGTTTATTGAGATGAGTTACATGATTAATATAAGTATATACAATATCATAATGATGTCCTAACATATTTACAAACGTAGTCAAATCTAAATTCAATTGATCTAAACGCATATATTCTGGAATTGCGTTAATCAATTGATTGTTATTTAATGAATCGTACAAAGATGCAGTTTCATATAAATCGTTGTACCACGTATCAAATGCTTGAGTAGTAGTTGCAGTTAACGTATAAGGATATGTAGAATTAGTCTTAGGTACTGGCGTAATATAACTTCCAGTTACAGAAGCAACATTCGGAGATGGATGTATCGTATTAAATGTAGTTAAACGAGATGAACCGGATTGATAATACAAATATTGTTCAAATGCATCAAATCCACCTATTAATGTAGTACGTTGAGTAGCATAATCTGCTGCATTAGTTGTAGCAACACTACCTGAAATTGCTAATATTGCTGCACGTTGAGCTGCATAATATTCTAGTAATTCTAATTTATAACGAAAGTTTGCTAATCGTTCTGTTGCAGAACTATAAAATACAAAGTTATTAAAATCTGAATAATCGATGTTTAGTTTTACCCCAGCTAAACTACCAGAAAAATATGAATCAATAAGTTGTTGTGACGTTTGCGTCGATGAACCTAATAATTGATTCCATGTTTTAAATCCAGTTGCAGCAGACGTATTATACGAATAATTTGCTTGCCAATTTGGATTTGCTAATTTATTATATGTAGTTTCAACCGTTACTGCGGAAATTGCAACGCTATCTACATATGGTGCTTTTTGTTCTAATACAACCCAACATTTGAAATCAACTGCAATAGTATCATCCAACGGTTCTTTTAATTTAACGTATAAATAATCTCCAATTACTACACTGTTAACATATGTAGCTGTACGATTTCTGCTAAAGTTTAATAGATATGTTTTAAAATACGGATCACCCGTTTGGTTTACCGTATTGATATAATTTGAAATTTGTTTTAAGAATGTAGGATTATTATCATCGATAGCACGTAATCGTATTTCAGTTCGATCCGGTGAAATTTCATCAATTCTTAAGTATTGTTCTTCATAACTACCAATTAAATTTTTAAAGAAATTAACTACAATTCCAAAATTTCCTGAAGTTAAATTTAAACTTGCAAGTTGCGAATAAACATCAATTGTAATTGGCACAGAAACATATGTAATTTCCGCATTCGTTTTTTTGTCACGATATGTTGGTATGTTAGCAACTAACGGCGTATTATGTACACCAGTAATCCATGTATCGGCTGCATAAACATGTAATTCAATTCTTGAATCGGCAGTTTGTTGAACGATTGTTGGATCTACAATTCCAATGTTAGTTGTTAAGTACTGCGATTTTGCAGGCTCAATTCTATCAGCGAACGTTTTTATAATATTTTTTAGTTGCTTTGCCATCGTATTATTCTATAGGAAAAAATTCATTTTCCGATACTGTTCCTGCGCTATTATTAAATGTAAACTTTTGTGCCGTACCTAATGTTTTTTGTCCAACTTTCGGTCCGCGGCCTTGATTTGCAGCTCCACGACCTTTCGATTTAAACAAAACCGTATCATCACCTATAGCCCAAATTCCAGCGTTCTTTTTAGTATTAGTAGGATACCAACCGAACAAAGCTGGACTAGTTGGTGCATCTACTACTTCAATAATCCAATATGCTGCATCATTTAATGAATATGCAACGTTCTGTGCTACTACTTCAATTATGTAAGTATCATCTGTAACAACATCATTCATGTCTACGAAATATTGAAATTGTATGGTAGGATATTGTCGATTAGGAGACATTCCATACATACTAGATTCACCTGGATATTCTGTTGTATATAATACTACTTCTGAATGGAATGTTCTAGGTGATTTTTTATTTCTCCTTTGGAACAATAAATTATAACCAGTATATTTACCATCTACCGATGAATCGAGTCTAAATTGAGTTTGTATAGTAAATCGAAGCGTTTTTCCTTGTTCACGCAACGTATCAATCATTTCTTTAGTTAATGTATACGCATTAGTAGTAATTTGATTAGCATAAAACCATGGCAATTCTTTATATCCACTTGAAGAAGTTGAGCCATCATAATACCACCATAATGATGGAGATATAGTATCTATTCTCTCATATGGTTGTGGTTGATTTCTACTATCTACAGGTACTGGTAATGCTAATTCCGTTTTAGGTATCGTTTGTTCAAATGTACCAATTGCCAATTCTTCCGTTGTTATTACTTGAGTCGTAACGGGAAATTTAAAATATCGAAATTGAGTATCTAATACACGTAACGCTGATTTAGTTGTAATCTGAGTAGTTACGGGATCTATTAACAGTAACGGATTATCCGTCGCATCTTCTTGCATTGCAATATTACCCGCAATATCGCGTGGTATGATGTTTGGATCTTTTGAACTATTTTTTGTTTGTGGCATTATCTAACTACTTTAAAATAAATTTTATCGTCTATGTATTGCTCCGTAAATCCATCTTTAATTTTGAATTCTAAACGATAGTATCGTTCCGGCATAAAACCGTTCATATCAATATAAATGTAATTACTAGTGCTATCACAACTTAATTTATTATAAATATTATCGTATGGAATTATGGCTTCATCCGTAGCAGCATCAAATACTGCATAATACGACGATGTAGGAAGATATTTAACTGTCTGTTGCGGAAACAAATTTGTAGGAGATTTTCTCGGATATTTGTCTCGTGCATACACTCTAATTTTAGCAATCTCAGTATCTTTATATTCTGGTTTTACTTTGCTATAAATTAAATATGATTCAAGATCAGCCTGAGTTAATGATCCTGTTGTAAATGTACTGTTATCCCAATATGCCGTTAATTTAGGAACATATATAGTATGCGTATCGCGACTAAAGAAACGAATATATCCGGCCATATTTGGATCTGCTTCGTCGGTATCTGATAGTTGTAATAAAAACCCGTAATTCGGTATCGACGCACCACCACTACCACTCAACCAAATTTTTACGGCATTAGTAACATCCATATTAATATCAGTTGTTCGATATGAAAATGATTCAGATGTAATTAGACCCGCAGTGCTTCCACCCGATGCTGATTGAAACATCCAAGAACTACCAGTTCCGCTACCTGATATATATAAAGTACTAGTACCAATACGTTGTTGTTGACTTGATGATATCCAAGACGAACCTGATTGCGGGCCATTCCATGTTGCGCCATCTGTTGTAGTCGCAGCTTCATACCCCGTACCATTTTTCCAAGTTTGACCTACTAATTTAGCATAAACTGCATATTCAGACGGTAAATTTTTTGCATGAGTTGTATACAATTGTAACATGAATTTACAATCATTTACCGTTTTTCCATATGTAGATAGCGATGCAGAAATTTCTGTCATGTCAAATTTAACAAGGCTTCTTGATTTTAAAAGAGTTTCGCCTTGTGTATCTAAACGTTTTCCAATTTCTAATACTTCATCTAAACCAACATTTCCATCTGGAGTTGATTCATATATTGTCGTATCTTTTTCTGCATAAAATATTCTAAACATCGTATTCCTTAATAATTAACTACTCGTCCTCTAATATCACTGTTTGGAAATTTTATTTCAAATATGCTAGGATCTAACGATGGATAAATTATTCCAGATTTAGTAGCACCTTTTAAATCATATGTATTTCCGGAATAACCATCCGTAGTTTTGTATAAATTTTTAAAATTAACTGAAATTACACTCTGCACTCCTTTAACATTTGCTATAGTAGTAACGGCATCGGTTTTAATAATCGGTTGATTAATTTGCCAACGGTCTATATCAAAATATGTTTTAACTGCGTCGACGCATTTTAATAAAACTTCATTGCTATTATAATTTGAAAGAACTGAAATTTCAAAATCCAATCCAAAATTTATAATGAATGCATCTTTTATATTTACAGCATCTGTTAGAATACGATAGTAATCTAAATACGTTTTAAGATTTTCTTTAACTGCTTGATTTAATTCCGTTAATTGTTTAGATGAATTATATCCTAATACATATAAATTCAACGCATACGGATTAGGTATACGTGCTTGTTGAAAGCTTTGTTGAGAAATTTGGTCATCTGGTACTATGTACGCTTTTGCAACACTACCAAATTTTGCTGGCATTGAATATGCACGTATTATGTAATCTTCTCGAGTAACTAAACGATTTTGAGTTGCAAAATTAGCTAATGCATTATTTTTAATATCTTGCAACGAGTCTGCTGTTTTTCCACCCGTAGCCGGAATGGAATTATTTGCTGCAATAGTAGTTTTAATAAAATTTACCGTTGCTGCAGTTGCAGTGGTATTTACATCTTCATCATACTGTACAAATTTTATATCAGTTATTACTCCATTTGGAACGTTATCAGTTATTCCATTTCCTATAGTATATGTTACCGTTAATGTTGTATTTGAAGGTGCTTGACCGTACGTTCTAGTATATAAAAAGTTAGATGGATCGATATCAACATTAACTTCTTTTCTAACTTGAGATAATCCATTTCCTACGTTAGCAGGATTTGGAACTAATTCTTCATCATTATTATCAGAAATTCCAGCTCCAAATTGTATTTCTAAACGATTATCACTTCGTAATCTAGTAACAAATCGTTTAGCAGTTTTCTTCATTTTTAATAAACTAGGTGCAGATGCTCGATATTGTACCAAATCTGGGTCATTTTCTGCTAAATTAGGAACGGCTTCAAAAATAGTATCTTGTGCTAAATATGGCACTTCATACCAAGTGTCTCCGTCA